GGCCAGGGCCGGCTCCCTGAAGGCATAAGCCCGGAGGACTGGGAGGCCATCCAGGTGATGCTCCGCTTCCCGGCCGTCACGCCGGCCGTGCGCGCCGAGCTGCCGGTCGGGGTGGCGACCTGGCTGCTGCCCGCCGCGCTCGCCTACGAACACGCCAGGCGCTAGGAAAGGGGGCCGGGATGCCGATCACCGTCGTGGAGCTGCCCGGCTACCTGCACCGCATCGCCGGCAAGCTCAAGGCCGAAGCGCCGATCCGCGCCGCGCACGCCATGGGCGACGCCTACATCCGCGTCGTCGTCCAGTCCATGCACGGGCCGTCGCCGTCACCGCCAGGCACGCCTCCCGCCCGGGTCACCGGCACGCTCGCCAGGTCGATCCGCAAGTTCGGCGGCCACTCCGCCGGCGAGTACGCGTTCCAGATCTCGGTAGCCCCGCACACCGTCTACGCGCGGATCCAGCAGCTCGGCGGTCACATCTACCCCAAGCACACCCTGCGGGCGGGCCCGAGGGAAGCAGGGTCCGCCCAAAGTCCGCTGGCCTACGGCGAGCTGGGCTTCCTGCGGTGGACCTCCGGTGGCGAAACGCACTTCTCCCGCCACGTCTACCTGCCCAAGCGGCCCTACATGGTGATGTCTCCCGCCGCGCGGACTGACTGCCACAACGCGGCCAAGAACGCCGTCATCGGGATGCTCTGATGGCTGACGAGCTGGAGCCTGTTGAGCAGCAGTTCATAGCGAACCTCTCGGATTACATCGAGCCGATCGAAGAGGCGGCCGGTGACACCCAGGGCCTGGCCGACGCCGTCGGCGAGCTGGACGGCGCGCTCGACTCCCTCGACGGGACCGCTGAGGCGGCCGGGGAGTCGCTCGGCAGCCTGCGCGACAAGACCGCTGAGGCCGCCGAGGTCCTGACCGAGCTGGACGGCGCGGCGGATGCTACGGACGCTTCCCTCGACGGCATGGCCGCCTCCGCTGACGACGACGCTGTGTCCGTCGAGGCTCTCGCTGAGGCGTACGGCCGGTTCCGCGACGAGGTGTACGAAACCAACCCCGGCATCGACGACGCCACCGCGTCGCTGCTCGCCCAGGCCGCAGCCGCCGACGCGGCCGGGCTCGAGCTGGACGGCTTCGGCGCGGACCTGGAACGCACGAACTACGAATCCGGCGGCCTGTACGACTCTCTCGCCCAGATCAAGAACCTGCTCGGCGGCGCTGAGCTGGGCGAGTCGATAGCGGTCACCCGGACCGGGATGAACAGCTTCCTCATCGACACCGAGGAGGAAGCCACCGAGGCCGCCGCCGCTCTCGGCGGCATGCGGACCGGGTCTGACCTGCTCGACGATTCGATGATCAAGGCCAGGAACTCGACGGCTGACTTCTGGGAGGCCGTCAACGCGCTGAACCCGTCGATGGCTGACAGCGAGAACATCGCGAAGGACGCGAAGGTGGCGCTGCTCGGGATGGGCGCGTCCGAGGTGGAGGCCGCGGCGGGGGCGCAGGCCCTGGCCAGGGCGCAGCGGGACATGGACATGGCGGGCGGTGAGGGCGGCGGGTTTCTGTCTGCCATCGTGAGCTTTTTCGCCGGCGGCGGTGAGGGCGGCGGCGTGTCTGTCGGCGCGCTGCTCGGCAACATCGGCGCGCTGTCCGCCGGCCTGCTCGTCCTCGCGCCGGCCATCGCCGCCGTCATCACCGAGGTCGGCGCGTTCGTCGGCGGGCTGGTGGCAGCCGGGGCCGGGGTGGGCGCGTTCGCCGCCCTCGCCATCCCGTCCCTGTCGAAGATCGCCACCTCGTATGAGGGGATCTCCACCGCCCAGTCCGCCTACCGGGAAGCGGTCCAGCTCGAAGCCCGCGACCCGACCAAGGACAACCTCGAGGCCGAGGCGACCGCCGCGGCCAAGCTGAAGATCGCGTGGGCGGACGTGCCGTCCTACGTGCGGCCCGCGCTGAAGTCCATCGATGACCTGAAGACCGAGTACATGGGCATGGTGAAGGCGTTCGAGCCGGACGCGTTCAAGGTCTTCGACGACGGGCTGAAGATCGCCAGTGACCTGCTGCCGTCGCTGAAGCCGCTGGCGGGCGCGGCGGCGGGCGCGATCGGCGGGCTGCTGACCCAGCTCGACAAGGCCATCCAGCTCGTGCCGGGCGGCGTGAACCGGCTCGGTCACCTGTTCGGCGGGGTGAGCCCCGGCGCCGGGTCGGGCGGGTTCCAGCAGTTCGTGGAGTTCCTGTCGAAGATCTCCCCGGCGGTGATCACCGCCGTGGGCGAAGGCCTCGGCCGGGTCGGTACCGCGTTCGCGAAGGACATGGAGTCCTTTTCGAAAAAGGACTACATCAACGCGATCAACATCGCGTTCGGGCTGCTGGCCGGGACGCTGAACCGGGTCACCTACTTGGCGCACAACGTCATGAACATGTGGGACGACCTTTCCGCCGGGGCCAAGTCGGTGCGCAACTGGTTCGACACCGCCCGCCACGCGGTGGCCGAGTTCGGCTCGGCGGTCCAGTCGATCCTGAAGGAGGCGGGCACCGACGAGTCCAACTGGGTCAACGACGTCCGCCGGGATACCGACGACGCGGTCAGGCTGTGGGACCAGCTCGTCCATGACGTCGAGTCCGACTGGAACCAGATCAACTCTGACGTGTCGCACGCCGGGGCCGAGGTCCGCTCCACGGTGGTCTCGGTGGGCCACGAGATCGAGGCCGTCTGGGACGCGGCCTGGGCGCGGGTGGTGTCGTACACCCGCAGCCTCCCCGGCCGGATCCTGGGCGCGCTGGGCGACATCGGGTCGCTGCTCACCGGCGCCGGCCAGCATCTCGTCGAGGGCCTGATCAACGGGGTCCGCTCCGAGGTCGGGAACCTGATCGGGTCGGTCGAGTCCATGGCCAGCTCGGCGCTGTCCGCGGCCGAGCACGCCCTCGGACTCGGCTCGCCCAGCCGGATCACCCACCAGCACGGTATCTGGCTGATGCAGGGCTACGCGAACGGCATCACCGACGGCCGCGGCCTGGTCGAGAGCGCGCTCCGCTCGGCGCTCGGCGGCGTGCCCGCGGCGTTCCCCGGCGGCAGTGCCACGGCGGCACCCGTGCACATCACGGTCCCGATCACCCTGACCGGCGGCGCGAGCCTCGCCAGCCCGCAGCAGCTCCAGCAGCTCCAGCAGGTCGTCCAGGAAGCCATCCTCCGCTACACGCAGCTCAACCAGGGCTCCGGCCTGTTCCTGCCCGGGAGGCGCTCATGAGCCTGTCGTATGTCACCCTGACCGGCACGCTGCCCGGCGCGGGCGGCGCGGTCCTGACCGCCGCACTGTCCGGCTGGGTGGCCGACCCGACGGACGTCCTGCTCATCCCGCCCGTCCCGGACCCGGTCACCCTGGCCAACGCCACAGTCAACGGCGTGGCGTGCGGCACGTTCACCCTGCCCGGGCTGATGGCCAACGACAACGCTGACATCCCCGCCGGAACCTACTGGGTGCTCACCGTCAAGGGCATCTCCGGCGTCGCGCTCTGGCAGCAGGACGTGGTGCTGAACCACGCCGCCGGCGCCACGCAGGACATCTCCGCCCTCGCGGCCTACGTCCCCGCCACGCCGGTCACCGGCACGATGCCGCTGCCCGCCGGGACCGCGCAGCCCGGCCAGTTCCCCGTGGTGAACGAGGCCGCGACCGGTACTTCGTGGGCGTTCGCGCAGTCCTACCAGGCACTCACGCCACTGTCCGCGGCGCTGGGCAACCGCGCGTCGGCGCGCTGCAACGTCGTCTGCCTGGGCGACTCCATCACCGAGGGCCAGCACGCCACCAGCGAACCGAACCGGTGGCTGGCCTGCCTGCGCGTCGCGCTGCGCGCCCGGTTCCCGTTCGCCGGCCAGCCCGCCGGAGGACGCGGGTTCCTCGGCGTGGCCACCTCCGGCGAGTCCAGCTTCACCTGGCCGGCCGTGCTCGCCGGGTCACCCGCCAGCGGCGCCACCCTCGGCCCCAAGAGCGAGTTCGTCAACCTGTCCTCCGGCACCACGACAGTCACCTACTCGCTGACCGGCGACAGCGCGGACATCATGTGGTGCCAGGTCCCGTTCGGCGGCGTCTTCACCTGGCAGGTCGACTCCGGCACGGTCAATACCGTCTCCACGAACGGCGCGTCGGTCGCCGACGGGAAGATCACCCATGTCAGCCTGGGCACCGCCGGGGCGCACACCCTGAAGCTGGGATGGTCCTCGGGCGGCACCGCCTCCATGGACGGCGTCGTCGAGTATTACGGCGACTACGCGTCCGGCATCCAGGTCCACGACGCCGGCCACTTCGGCTGGCAGACCAGCAACTGGGTCACGGTACTGGCCACGGGCGTGCAGGGCCCGGCCGCCGCCATCGCGGCGCTGAACCCGGCCGCGATCATCATCACCCTCGGCACCAACGACCAGGACGTCAACGTCACCCCGGCCGCCTACGAGGCCAACCTGCAGCAGATCATCACCAGCCTGAAAGCCGCGCTCACCGCGCCCTACCCGGCGTTCATCCTGGCCATGCTCCCGCCCCGCACCGGCCAGTCCGGCTACGCCTACCCCTGGTCGCAGTACGTGACGCAGGCGTGGGCCATCGCCGCCGCGGACACCTCCGGGCCGGGCGGCACGAGCCTCGTCTCCGTCATGGACTTCACCCAGGGACCGCGGCTGCCCGGCGCGGACACCGACGTGTACGGCATCTGGCAGGCCGGCGACCTGGTCCACCCGTCCAACCTCGGCCACCAGGCCATCGGCGACATGCTCGCCGGGTACCTGGCATGCGCGTGAACGCGGGGCGTGAGATGGCGACGAACGTCACCGCGACGTTTGCGGAGCTGGCTCAGTGACCGTAACCGCCGCCCTCGCCGGGTCGTCCGCCACCTTCGGCTGGTCCGCCGACGGTGGCGCACTGCCCGCCACCCTGTCCCTCGCCGTCCCCGTCACCATGACCCCCGGCGACTGGCTGCTCGCCCTCGTCGCCTGGCGCCAGCCGCCCGCCTGGACGTTCGCCGTGTCCGGCACCCCCGTCACCGGCTCCTACTTCACCGTCTCCACCGCCCAGGCCAGCCAGATCCTGTCCGGCCAGCAGTTCACCGACACCAGCAACCCCGGCACCGTGTTCACCGTCACCACCCTGTCCGCGCCGTTCGCCGGGTTCATCAACGTCAGCTTCACGCCATCGGCGAAGACGGCCATGTCCAGCGGCGACACCGTCACCCAGGCCGGCACCACCGTCTCGGTCGCCGACGGCGGCAACTGGTGGGACCCGCTCGGCCAGCCGTCGGGCACATCCTCGGCCGCCGGGGCGATGCGGTGCGCCATCTGGGCCGCGCCCGCCGCCCGCACCCCGCCGCAGGGCACCGTCATGATCGCCCCCACCGGCTACTACACCGCGCTGGCCGCCCTCGTCTTCGACGTGTCCGGCCTGTCGCCGTGGTCGGTGCTGGAACTCCTCTCCAACGGCTACGCGAACGCCGCCACCACGCTCAGCCTGTCCCTGGCCGCCCCGGCGTCCCAGTCCATCGTGTTCGCGCTGTCCGGGTCCGACAACCTCGCCGACACCGTCTCCCTCGCCGCCGGGGGCTGGTCGTCGCTGTCCACGGTCACCGCACTCAACGGCATCGACCACACCGCCGACATCGAGGCCGCCGCCGCCTGGCAGGTCACCACCGGGGCCACCACCGCCGCCTGGTCGTCGACCGGGGCGCTGGACTTCGCCGGCGTGACGGCCGCGATTGCCGTCACCGGCAGCGCGCCGTCGCAGCCGAACACGATGTGGCCGTACGCCGTCACCGAGATCGCGCCCGGCGCCGGGATCGCCACCCCCCCGGATCAGCTCACCTGGGTACCCCTCACCAGCCGCGTCCTCGCCTCGGGTTTCACGCAGGGCCGCCAGTACACCCTCGGCCAGCTCCAGGCCGGCCAGGGCACCCTGACCCTCGACAACCCCGACCAGGCCCTGATCCCGCCCGGGTCCGGCGCCTTCGCGGGGATCGACTCGGGGACGCCGTTCCGCACCCGGTGCGCGTGGACGGGCGGCGCGTGGCAGGTCCAGTTCTCCGGCAACGGCTCGACGGCCAACCCGCAGATCGACACGACCGCCATCTTCCCCGTCCGGCCCGGCCAGCAATGGTCAGCGTCCGCGTGGCTGGCCTGCTCGGCGCCGTACGCGCCCGGCGTCAGCGTGCTCCTGCTCTGGTTCACCTCCGCGTTCGCGTTCATCTCCAGCACCGCCAGCGCCGCGGTCACCGGCCCGGCCGCCGTCCTCGCCACCGCGTCCGGGACCGCCCCCGCGGGCGCCGCATGGGCCAGCATGATCATCCAGGCGGGGAGCACGCCCGCCGCGTCGCTCGTCTTCCACGCCGCCGCCGCCCCGCCAGCCGCCGGGTACGTCCCCGTGCCCCCCGCCATCTCCTGGACCGCCGAGAACGGCGCCTCGGCGACCACCCTCGCCCCCTGGCGGGAAGACCCCTGCGGCGCGCCGTCGGTCACCCCCTGGTACACCGACACCGCGGGCTACTTCCAGCGGTGGCCGCCATCGTGGGACCCCGAGATGCTGCGCGGGCAGGTCACCGCCACCACCACCGACGCGTGGGGGTACGCCAACACCAACCTCCAGTCCGTCCTGCGCGAAGAGGTCCTCGCCGACGGGCCCTACGCCTACTGGCCGTGCACCGACCCGGCCCAGTCCGCCAACGACAATGCCCTCACCGGCGCGTCGAACATCGCCCCGGGCAACTCGAAACCGCTGAACGTGGTGCTGTCGAAGAACGGCACCGGCGGCACCGCGACGCAGGCGTTCGGCGCGAACTCCGGCGCCCTGCCCGGCGACACGATCACCACCGTCACCACCACCCAGCGGCTCGCCACCGAGGGCACCATGTGGTCCCAGGCAGGCGTCCCCGCCGGCGGCCTGAACGGCTGGTCACTGTCGTGCACCGACGCCGGCTACCCGTCGATCACCAACGGCGTCACCGTCGAAGGCTGGTTCGAATGGGTGTCCGGGGCACCCGTCACCGGGTTCCTGCTGTCGCTGATGAATTCCACCGGCAACATCCTCAACCTCTACCTCGAGACACCGGGCCCGCCGAACTTGGTCCTGCAGTCGCTGCAGGGCCCGGGCAGCGTCAACTCGGTCACCCTGCTCACCGTTTTCCCGGCGGGCCTGTTCCACGTCGCCGTCGCGTTCAACCGCACCACCTACGCCGCCTACTTCAACGGCCAGCTCATCGCCTCGGGTACCTGGACGTTCCAGATCCCCGCCCAGTTCACCAGCCTGTGGTGCAACGGCAACTGGGCCCCGGCCGGCGGCACCGGCGGCGGCACCTACGACGGGTACACCGCTCACGTCGCCGTCACCGGCCGCATGCTCCCCCCCGGCCGCATCATGTCCCACTACCAGGCCGGCGCGACCGCCATGGCCCAGACTCTCACCGGCGTCCCCCACCCCCTCGCCGGCGAGACCGCGTCCAGCCGCGTCGAACGGCTGCTGCAGTACGCCGCGCTGACCGGCCGGCGTGCCATCCTCCCCGACACCGTCGCCACCCCCGTCGTGTCCTGCCAGGACATCGGCAACCAGCCCGCCTCGACGTCGCTCACCAACATCGCCGCCTCCACGGTGCCCGCCATCCTCGGCGTCCGGCCCGCCGGCGACATCATCTACACCGCCCGCTCCTACGACTACAACGACCCCGTCACCTGGGTTCTCGGCGACAACCAGGCCGCGGGCGAGATCCCGTTCCTGCCCGACTACGCCCCCGACTACGACCCGTCCCGCGTCGTCAACGACATCTCCGTCACCCAGCTCGACGACGAATCGGTCACCGTCCCCGACCAGGCCGCACTCGAAGCCGCGTCCCAGCTGCAGTACGGCGACGTCACTTACCAGCCCACCGGCTACCTGCAGAACGACCCGCTGTCGCCGCTCACCGCCGGGCCCGGCACGCAGGATCTCGCCGACTGGATAGCCGCC